GTGAAATACTATGGAGGTGTAAAGGTAATATCCCAAAACACTGGAGGACCAACATAAAAAGACAAGTTGAAATCTTCCGCTGCTGCAACGAATGCAGCAAAACCAGCACCAGCAACAGGGGTGTGTCCACAGTAGCCAACAGCGACCATACGGTCGTCAGTCTGTTGAACCTTACTGATTTCTCGGGCATACTTAAACCTACGCTGGGTTTGATAGGGAATCTCTGCTTCGACACAGGGATTTTGTTTGGTGGTATTAATACTCATCCCATTCCAAACATCTGGGATTAAGCGCGACTGAGTTGGTGTTGCACCAGCAGTATTCAGGACAAATGGGACATTGTCAAAGTCTCCAGCGTCTCTGTCAAAATTATTCTGGCAACGAATCCAGCTCATAGATGTATCAGACCGAGCAGCTGCTCCAGACTGATCTTCTAACAATACGCACTTCCAACGAGTTCCACCACGAATAGCAGCAAAGGCTGAATACAGATAAGACATCAAGGTCATTCTGTTATAGTTAAATCCATCCGGCGTCACAACATTCGTCCATGACGCATTGGAACCTATATTACCAGGGAGAGGTGGATACCATCTCATGGTATATTCAGTTGCGACTGCTTGTCCAGGCTCACCTGCCTCAATCGTTCCAACATATCCATAACGCTTTAAACAAGAGCGAAAGGACGAAATAGTTTCACCATGGTACACCAATGCATTAGCGTCAGCCAAGTCTAGGTTATTTCCCAAAGTGTTTACTAAGGAATTTTGTAGAGGAGCAGATGGCTCACTAGTATTTTCCCCGTCTGCGAGCTTAGTTTCTTCCATACCAGATTCCTCGACATAGTCAGGAATAAATGGAGTTAATTCTCCAATCCAATTACTGGACGGAACGGCAACTTCAAAATCGTCGCCTGTAGAAACTATACAGTTAAGCTCGATAGTGCCTCCGGAAGAGGCATTTGCTGCAGTAAGAGTATTCAGTACGCTGACCGTTAGGACACCATTGACATTCAAATCAGCTGATGTGCCCGTATAGTCAGAACGAAGTGCGTACCGATCTGCAAAGGGGTTCGAAACGAACAACCAACCAAGTTCATTACCCCACCCAATTTCTACCGTGAAGTCCTTTTCCTCAGCAATATCTACGATCTGCGAGTACTGGACATTCATCTCCTTATTTGAATAGCCAAAGGGATCCCACTGCACAAGCAATCGGCCCTTATGGTAGTTAGAGGCGACAATTTGGAATCGATACTTCATCGAACCACG